CCTGTCCACAAATCTTTAACATGCTCATATTACTTTACCTCCAAATTCTAAGCCGCAGCTTCTTCAAATGTCTTTGATTCTGTGTTGAAATATCCGTCAAGCGGATCGCCTACTGCATTGAGATTTCCACTCATGCTCTGTTTCTTTTCTCCGGATACTCCGCTCACTTCGGCGGATACCAGGAACTTTCTGGCCGCAAATGTATTTGCAACCGGTGCAGAAGCGTTCTGCTTCTGGTCCCATAACTCTACTCTGCAATACTCAAATTCTGCATCGCTGCCGGTTAAATGGTTTCTTCCTACATGGTACAGTGCGTTGACCGCATCCTGGCTCTTAATGAGTCTCGCTTCAAACGGAAATACCGATGTGTAGGATACAACAGAGGAAGAGGAAGACGGCTCACACACATACTTCTCAGATTCGCTCTCTGCACCGAATGTTTCATCCAGAGTTGTGAAACCAACGCCCATCAGTACCCAGTTCGGCTTTTCAGATGTTCCGATATTCAGATAATCCGCAAACTGGTGTCTCTGTACCACTTCTCTTGCGCCACTTACATTACCTGCCATTTTTACTTGCCTCCTTAAAATACAATAATCGCAAGGAAATCTGATACCTTGCGTTCTTCATAGCTCCATCAAAGATATATCCAGGGGAAAGAACCTCTATCTCTTCTGCACACATTCCTTCCGGAAGCTCCGGGAGGTTGCCTGCCATACTGTTCTCCTCTACCCAGTCCGCAAATTCTTCATAGAACGTGCTGTTCTCTATGTTCTGTACCCGGTCCATGCTGTAAAACTCCCTGGAACCGAACTGGAACTGATACTGCCGTTCCGAACTGCCGTCTACATATCTCTGGATTACCGGGTCGAATATCCCGGTCTCTATGGTGTACTCTACTGGGTCTGGCCCAAGGGCATCTACCCGGAATACACCGTCTTTCAAAAGAGGGCATTTCAGAAAATACTCTGTTATGCCCTCCAGTACACTATTTACTTCCATGTGACCTCCTAAATCTTATCTGCTCCTCGCAGAATGTCTTCTTTTTCAGCCACCTTCATTCTCTCAAACCAATGTGCTCCTCGGTTCGCATCATACGGTCTGGTGTCTGCTGTTCCGTAATACTGCATGGCAGCATACGGGGCAATGTAATCTACCTCTCCACTGCCTACATCCGTTCCCAGTTTGCCGGATTTTTCCAACATACCAGTCTGGAACGGAACCCTCGGACTGCACCTTCTCAGTACCTCCGAATCTACAAACATCTGCTTTCTGCTGAACTGAGCATTCCTTTTTGCCGCAAAATTCTGGTTCCAGGTCAGCTCCGCTTTCCCGTTCCCGGAATTGATGATTGAGCCTTTCGGAGTAGTGATCTTTTTCAGTGCCATCACGCACCCCCTATTCTCCAGTGCTTCGTCCTGTCGGTTCCTCTGATTGTATTGTCGGCATACTCTGTGACAGTCACAAAATCTTCATCGTGCTGTCTCAGCTTTGCCAGCTCCTCAATCGTCTCTTTCAGAATGATGCCCTGGCGGAAACTGAACGTATCGAACAACCACTGTCCGGCCACCACATACTGTCCTCGCACAATATAAGCTCCCTTCTGGATAGTCCAGTATCTCTCTGCCTCTTCATCTGACAGCTTCTTGTATTTTTCTTCGCTTATATACTGCTTTCCGGCTTCTACTGTCGCTGTGACCGGGATTCGGATTACGCATTTTGCCTTATCCCTACGGTCCGTGTCTGATACCGTCTCTCCCTTTGTTCCATACCACGAAACCCCCATGATTCTTGTCGCACAGAGTTTTTCCCGGCGGTCTGCTCCAATTCTCAGATTAAAGATTGTCACATCACTGTTTGTCGTCATACTCTTTCACCCACCCCCTGTTCAGCAGTCCGGTGTTCGCCAGGTATGACCTCACAGCCCTATACATTTCATTATGCAACGCCGTATCATTCATGGCATCCGCATAGCTGATGGAATATCCATCGTTAGATTCCGACTTCACAACAGCTTCTCTCTTTTCGTTCTGCACTGCCACCGTATCAGCTACACAGCAGATTGCATCCTTGATTGAATCTACAATTGAACTCAGTCTTGCAATCCGGCCAAACGTAACCTGGTTCACGAATGCTTCTGAAATATTCTCAACTCTCTTGAAATCATTCTCCGTTTTTATCTGCGTGCCACCGTAATCATTTTTGTAGTATGTGAAATCCACATACGGTCTTCTTACGTCCTCCTGGACCATCGAAACACCCCTTTCTGATAAATTGGTAGGCTGCAAAGAAAAATCAGCTATTCGCCGGGTTTACGCCCTCCTGCGTAGCTGAATCTTTTTTGCCGGTCTTCTTTTCTTTCGGAGAAGATGTGCCCGTTCTGACTTCCGGCTCCAGGCTTTCAAGCGAATAGCCCATGCTTTTGTAATATGCTGCCTTTCTTTCGGGAATCCGGCAGGAACTCCCGTCTTTCGTTGCTAAATACATAAGCTACCTCCTACTCAGTTTTCTTTGAGCCTTTGGCCGCCGGTTTCTTTTCTGAATCCTCAGAAGTCGGTGCAACTGCTCCCATTGTAGCCTGTGCCTGGATTGCAGCTTTCAGTTCATCGTTCTCCTTCTGAAGCTTAGTAATCTTCTTGTCTGCATCCTCCGCATACAGGGTAGCCTCTTCCAGTTTGGCTTTCAGTTCATCGTTCTCCTTCTTGAGCTTTTCAGCAGTCGCCTTAATGTTCTCCGGCTCGAACAGCACATTGTCATTCTCATCCCTGATAATGTAGCCCATCTTCTTGTACTCATCGAATTTCTCATCCGGGATTCTGAGAACTCTGTTCTTTTTCTCAACTTTATACATATGGTTTCTCCCTTCAAAAATTGGCTCCATGCACACGCACAGAGCCAGTAATCAGTTTCTCTTATACACTCACATGGAAATCAATAGCGTCCATCTTGTGAGGCAGGATAAATACATCCTCGAAAGACTCCTCGAAGTAATCATACTTACCCTGGGAGCCTGCGGATGGCGGGTCGAGCTGAGCAAACTCGTAAGAAATCGGTGTGATTACCGCCGCCGGATGTACCAGAGCCATGTTGATCTGCTTCGCTGTGGAATCTACCTTCCAACCCTCGGTAAAGTCATACTTCGTCTTCATCATGTCACTCGGTACGCTCTCCGGAATCTTCACATCATCAATAGAATTGATTGCTCTCTTGATTGCATCAGAACGGCTACCTACATCAACGGTTCTGTAAATCTGCTTCGCATTGTTGATGAGCGTTCTGACATCCGGTGTCACATACAGAATTCTTCCGGCTCTCGGAACTCTCTTATTATCCATGTTCTTCATCATCTCATCAAAGACAGTCAGCACATTCTCCTCTGTCAGCACTTCACTGTGGGCTGTCTTCGCTCCGTCAGTAGTCCAGTCTGCATACAGCTTGGAAATGCAGTAAGCATTCATTTCCGGGAACTTCTGCTCCTCGTTGTAAACCTTCGTGATATTTCCGATTGCCACAACACCCTTGGTCTCGGCAATGTCTCTCGGATGTACCAGCGTCTGCCACTGTCTGTGATTCTCCAGGGTCAGCGGTTTCCACTCGTTGTTGTAGTTACGCTTTCTGGTTCCAATGGTGTCTCTGTCTCCATCGGTACGGCCAGTTGTGGAGATTGTCGGCACCTCGATAACTCTGGAATTTACCCAACGGAACCTTCCATTGTTCGGTGTCGCAAATAAGTCTCCAAAATACAGGACATACGGAAACATCTGCTCCAGTGTCTGTAAATACTCGGTTGCATAATTTAATTTCGCCATTTCATTCTCCTCCTGTTAGTTTTTGTCTGGCTGTCTGATTAAGTTGAACCCAAACGGATTAAACGGTGCTTCTTTGCCTTTGACTCCTTCGCCTCCAGCTCCACCAGTTCCGCCAACTCCTCTTGCAAAGAACGGCTTTCCTTCCTCATCTTCATGGGAATCGTCTTCCGGATTGTTATCATCTTCGATAACAAAAGCTCCCTTGTAGTCGTCATTCTCCATAAGGGACTTCATAAACTCATCGCCTCCCAGGAACTTTCCATCTTCCAGGGTAAAGTTCTTCTTTTCAAACTCTGCTCTTACACCGTTTTCAGCAGGTTTGCTCGAGAACTTATAACCACCCATGAACATATCCAGTGCATGAGTACGCTCCTGGGCTGCAAGCTGTGCGGTCAGCTTCTGTGTTTCCTGGGTGTACTTCGTCTCCCAGTCCTTTGCAGATTGCTTAATGCCGTCAATATCCATGTCCTTGTAGGACTGAATCGTTGTGTTAGCATCTGACAACTGCTGCTTTACTCCGTCCAGCTCTGTAATCTTGGCATCTAGTTTCTCCTTCGACACATAGCCTCCGGCTTTCACATCTACTACCTGGATTTTCTTGTCGGCATCAATCGCTGCCTCCAGTTCTGCATAGGTCATAGCCTTAGGCTCTTCGCCGTCCTTCGGGGTTCCAAAAAGTTTCTTCAAAAATTCGTAAGCCATTTCACTTACCTTCCTTTCTTCGTTTCGCTGATTTCGTTTAGATTCCGGTTCACTCCGGCACTGCTATCGTGCATTTATATCTCCGCACGCAAGAGAAGGAGACAGTTTATATGCCATATCACAGGGCAAAAAACAACAGCCAGACGTTCCACCAACGGACCGGCTGACTGTTAATTATTTTCGTGGTCTTAAAGGGTGTCTACGAACTTCTGAGAGTTCCCAGGACACGTTTTAAGTGCTTCAATGGTAAATTGTAAGGGTTAATACGTTACGGCCCTATACGGGGCAAATACCATTTAACCCATGGATGGGAGATAGCAGGATCACCTCCTTCCTACTCTGCTGTGTAGTCTTCGATAACCGGAATGCCATACTCAATAGCACATGTATTCTCGATTTTGCATCCTCTGGCCTCCTGCCAGCCTTTAGCAAAGTATGCAATGTCAGCACCAGCCAGAAGTTCCAGGGATTTTCCAAGGAACCAGAGTGGCTTTGCATCCACCGGAGCTTCCTGGAAGAAAGAATCAATAACCTCTACTGGTTCTCCGATCTTCTCCTCTGCGCTCTTGATTGCTTTCTGGCGTTCTGCCAGGATGTCTTCATCAGACTTTCCTTTCATTGGCTGTGAAATAAACAATTTCTTCATGATTAATCCTCCTAATCTGCAAACACCCAATCATCTGCAAGCATATCTGCCTGACTTGCGAGCCATCCCATCTGTACTCCTGATGTTCCGACAAATGCGATAGCCATGTTTCCGATAGCATCATGTTCGCAGTTTACGATATCTCCATCCGCTGTCTTGTAAGAAATTCCTGTAGCGAGCTGGATGTACTGCTTCTTCCCATTCCATCCTTTTCTTGCTACTTTCATGCCACGTTTCAGATACTTAATTGCTTCTCCAAATGAGAATGTAGCCTCGCCACCCAATTCCGGACAGTTCTTACTATCTGCTAACGTCCATTCATCACTTGCGATATTGGAAAATGTATAGTCCGGAATCTGCGTCTCACGGATATCCATATCAATACCATCTTTGGTGTGCATGATAATCGTCTGCTTTTCCTTTGACCAGTACCAATAACCAGCCCAAGACGGCAGTTTTACCTTCATACCCTGTTTCATCAGTTCAAATGCTTTTCTAAATAACATGTCTTGTTACCTCCTTGTTTTGCTTTCTTATTCGCCCATACAGCTTTTCCACTGACTGAGCGGTTAAATGATACCAAGTTACCGTTGCCGTCATATACGGCTGATACCTGCGTTCTGGCGGTATCTGCGCTTCGTCCGGTTTGCTTGCAGAAATCCTTCATCTGCGATTCTTTCTCTTTCAGCTTCACAGATTCTTTCTGAAACTCTTCTCGGAAGTACGCTCTGTCGGCTTCTGATTGAACCGTCTGGATATACGAATCATAGGCGGCCAGGATTCTCTTATACTCTCTGACCGCCCTTTCATATTCACGCTGCTTCTGCATACACTCATACTCCGTAAGAAGGTTCCCTGCAAACGAATATTTCGGTCTGCTGTAATCCTCCAGATCATCTTTCGTGTATGCCGGTTTGGAAATTCCCGGCCAGTACGGATAGAAGCTATGTCTGCAATTCCAGCCGCACAAACCGGCTCCCGTTCCATATCCGGTTGCCTCGTAGAAGTTCTCATACCCCGGAGCTGTGCCCTCAATCTTGAATACCTTACCCTGCCAGACTGAGTGTGAGGGTCTGGCTCCTGCATGAGCTGTTGTCTCGTAATACTCAGCCCCAAGCTCCGAAGCATACAACTCTGTCAACTTTCCGGCTGTCTGATTTACTCCGGTCAGCAGAGCAGTTCTGATTGCCGTATCCAGCTTTGAGATATACCCACTGTCATACATGACCGATGTTCCTTTGACTGCCGCATCCCGGATAGCCTGTCTGATTGCCTCCTGGTACGAAAAAGCACCGGACGTAACCTTCATATAGGCTGCGTTCAGTGTCTGCATATACTCCTGCTGTGTGGCTATTGCCGTTGTCAGCGTAAGGTTTCCAATCTCTCCCCTGCACTTCTCTGCGGCTGCCTCCATAGTTCTCTGCATCGCTCCAGAAAGAACAATATTCGATGTTTTCAGCTTTCCGGCCTGCAATAATGGCTTTGCATCCTGCAACATTCCGCTCAGGCCTGCATCCTGGAACAATCGCAATATTTCTGTATCGGATTTCCCTGTCAGAACACCAACTTCCCGGATTACATCATCCATCAACGCTCCGGACTGCTTCGCCTGTTTCAACTGCCACTCGGCTGTCGGTGTGATCCTTCCGGTCTTTGCTATCCTTCGTGCCACATCTCGGATGATCTGCTCATTCAACACATCGCACATTCCCAGATAACCGGAAGAAAAGCTATTCAAATATTCTGGTGTCAGCACTGCTCACACCTCCTATTCTTCTGTAGGGAATCTGGCTACCGGCTCCGGCATCATGTTCTTTGCCTCTTCCTCCGAGCATCCAAAATACCACGCAAGAAACGCTTCTGTTTTCAACTTTCCGGCAACCACCATGGACCACCTACGCTGATACTCAGCTTCTGTGTCTTCCAGAACTCCATCGCCCCAGTTGCAGTTCAGCTCCGTTTCTCCGTCCGGAACCATATCATAAAGCAATGCCAGAACCCTCATGGCGTATATGATTTTCTCAAATCCCTTATGCCATGCGTCCTGCATCGCCGTTACCGTATGGTATGATCTCTGCTTTGATACCCGGATTTCGTATGCCGTTTTCTCAATGTCCGTTGGTTCAGACAGCGTACCGTAGGCAAGGCCAACCAAGAACTCTATTTTCATTAGCAGCTTATTCAGTCCCTGGAACAACGCTTCGTGGCGAATCTGCGGTGCATACTCTTTCAGCAGCCCTTTGTTAGTTCCATCCGCATTGTCGAAGTCAAATGTCTTGAACATCCTTTCCTGTCCTGCCGGAAGAACCGGCTTTCCATGCTTATCTGTCTGGAACAACTCAGAATCGCCCAGGATAGCAGCTTCTGTGGCTTTATACTCCCACAATACACGCCCGTACTGAATGTCAGCTTGTTCTATTATCTCTGTAGCTCTGGAGAACACTGATACCCCCAATGGCGAATCCGTATCGATATTGTTTGCCTTTGGTACTTTGATGTACGCAAAAAGTGGCTTGTCGATGTTACCGATAATTACCGGCTCTTCCGACAGGCCCGCCCATTCATCCACCTCAGACAGTGGTACTTCTTTCCGGAATCTATCCCTCACAGCATAGGTCCCATCATCGTTGTACTGGTAAATCTCCTCAGATTTGAACGCCTTGTTGATGATCGTATAGGTCATTCCCGTAAGCTCATGGTATTCAAGCCGGGTATACAGGTAATCTCCTATCTTCTTTCCTTCCACGAACACCGCCGCCGTTATTTCTCCCTTGTTATTGAACGCACAGGGGAAGAAATCCACCGCTTTCACAAAATCCAGCTCGATTGCCGTTGGCTTTCCGTTTTCGTCTATGTTCGTCACGAACGGCTTCACTGCAATAGCCCCACCTGCGCAGTACATCTCAACAAATTTGTTCAAGTCCGTAAGCTGGTCTTTCAACTGTTCATTGATGAAAGCAGCCATCGGACTGCCAGTTACCTCCATGCTGAACTCCGTTAGTATCAGCCTGGCAAATTCCTCCGAGATCGCTGCCGGCAGATTCAGAGGAATCACATTGTCTTTTCCACCTCTCCAGGGCGGTTCATTCTTGTACATGTTGTGCCACAGCTCTATGGCATTCTGCATTACTCCGGATTCGCATATATCAACGCCCAGGGCTTTTTCCACACTGTTATTCGGCACCAATCTTCTCAACACCTTTCTCAATATATTTGCAATTCTCAATCAGTTCACCCCGTCTTCTTAATGAATTTCTTTATCCTCTTCTCGAAGCTGTACTCCATAGCATCCAGAGAGTCAATATCACTGGTTCCATCATCCAGACGCTCCAGTTCCATTTTCTTCGGATTCCAAACCGCCATGCTGATAGCTTCGAGAACACTTTCACAATCTGGCGTAAAGAACACACGCCCAGTTGCTGAGAGCGTGGTCATTGTGAAGATACGGTCTGTAATCTTGCACTTGGCAGCATTCGTGACATTGATATTTCCCAGTTCCGCCTCAATCATAGCTTTCTGCAAACCTCGTTTCAGCACCAGTTCCGCAGAATCGCAGTACACATTCGTAATGAATCCGTACCGGTCCAATATCTTCTCAACGAATTTCATAAACATCCGGTTCAAATCATCGGGGTCTGTTCCGTCTGCATCGTGCCATTCAGAGGACAGCACATACAGCTTCTCATATCCCTGGGTAATTCCAGACGCAACAAAAGCGTGGCCGGAGCCGTTACCTCCGAAGTCCACGCCTATATTCAGCTCTATGAACTCTCCACGTTTCGCCATGTCAATCGTCTCTTCCAACGGCACAATGTACTCATCGTCCTCCGCCGCTATGGAAGTTGCCAGCTTAACGTATATCAGACCTTCTGCAATACTTCTCTTACCTTCAATATCTCGGATGTACCAGATGCTGTCCTTGTCATACTGGCTGACAATCTCAGCTATTCTCTGCTTCGGGATGTTGATATTCTCGAAGATATTGAAATGCTCGTAATTGTAACCACCCAGAAGCTCTCCCTTGGCCGCTTTCTCAGCGTATTTGTCAATGTAATCAACGTATATCGCTGCCTTAGGATGGTCTGGGTTCAAGTCCCAGAAGATTTTTCTGTTCTTGGCTGCCAGTTGTCGGTTGAATGCCTCTTTGATGGTGTTGTCATGATGCAGGTTGATCTCGGTTGCAATCCACATACCGTATGAGTTACCTCGGATTTTCTTGTAACTATCGGACGCTGCACCTCCGGCGAAGATTACAATCTTGTCTTTGTACCCCGTATCCGGGCCATTTATCAGCAGGCAGTCATTCCCTTTGTACTGAGTCCACCTGCACTGCCCACGAAATATATACTCAAGACCGAACCCATTAGCATCTCCAATGTTCAGCTTAGCATTCGCCATAGTCGAACCAGTCGCCAGGTGAATTCTATCCTTCGTCGTTTTTAATTCGTGAGCAAATGCGAAAACATTATCTACCGTCTTACCGGAACGAACAGCACCTTCCAGGATATTGTAGGTACTGTTCGCACAATTTTTGATATACCGCTTGTGCTTGTCGCTGAAGTTGAACCCTATACGCTTGCGCCTGTTGACCTTGACATACGGGTTGGATAAGCCCTTATTCTTCGCCGCCATAAATGTCGGCTTCGATACCCTCCATGTCTTCTATCTCGTAAAGACCAATTTCCTGCTTATCTCTCCAGATGTCCGGTCTACGATTCTTCAACCAGAAACAGCACGCTCCTACGTCCGGTATGATGTCCTCTTCGGTCTCAACCGTCTCTATCTTCGCAGGCTTGGTATTACCGTCTTTGTCCATCTCAATAATTTTCCGGGTTACTTTCGTTTTCTTCTTACTTCCTTTTGCTCGCTTATACAGACTCAGTTCGACTTCTGCATCTGCATATTCTTTTCCGGCGGCCAGAGCCTCTGCAAACTCCGGGTAATCCTTTTTCCAACGGTTGATTGTCCTCGGAGATACCTCGAATGCGTCAGCTAAATCCTCATCCGTACCGCCTCTCATGCACAATACCTTGGCAATTTTTACAAATCTCTCATCATACTTCTGCTTTGCCGCCATTCAACCACCTACTTCCCTGCCAGGTAGTCAGCCGCCCAGTATTCAATCATCTGCCATTTATTCTTACTGGTAATCGTGCCGTCCTTCTCTGCTTTTTTCAGAGCTTTTTTGATTACTTCTGCCGATTCTACCGGAATGGCAGCACTGCCAAATACTTTCGCAAGGTACGTCCAATCCATGTCTGAGTCAAAACCGGCATCGTCCATTTTCTCATTTGCAGCATCAATCATGGAATGGACTGCCGCCCCTACGTTCCGGATGTCCGTAAACTGCTGGTACTTATCCAGTGTCTCCACGAACTTCTCACACTGCTCATAGGCAGCAACACCGATAATCTCAGCACAACTACCGTTCAGATTCTTCATCAGTGCATCCAAGTCTCTAATCTGGTTCGGAAGAAACGCAAACGCAATGGTCTTGAAATCAAACTGAACCGCCGGAGTATTCAGCTTATCAAACTGCTCCAACGGTTCTTCCAGAATTTCTTTCCCTATATAGCTCTCCATCATATCATCGACGTTATCCATCAGCTTCACAATTTCTCTCAGCGTACTCTCATCATCAAACCCAGAGATTGCATTGTGAGCCAACTGCTTAGAAGCCGCCTTGCTTCGGGTCAGCCCGCTCTTATCCAGGATAACGATAATCTCTTTCAGTCCAGCCTCTCTTGCACTCTTTACTCTGTGATGTCCTGAAATAATCTCCAGCTTCTCTCCCATCAGTGCAATCAGAGGTAAACTCTCCAACTGCCCTCTGTTTTTGATGTTCGCTGTGAGCTGGTCCTGCATCTCATTTTTCATTATCCTGGCATTGATGTCCTGCTCCTTAAGCTCGGCTAACTGCACCTTCGCAATGTACAGCTCCGTACCCATGTCATAAATTATTTCATATTTTGCTTTCTGCTCTTCTGCCACTGTCTTTCCCTCCTTAACCATTCTTCCAATGTTTCCTGCTCTGTTCGGTCAGTCAGCTCCGCTTCGTATGTCAGCTTGAAACCGTTGTTCTTATCCTTCTGCCGGTTTACCAGCTTCATAATGCCCCGGACTTCTTTGTTCTCCGGATACTTCGTCAGCATGGCGGTCCGGACTTTCGTTACCTTCTCACGTTCCAGATCGTCCAGGAGCGTTTCTGTGAAGCAATGATTCTGTGCCAACATATACAGTAGTCTACCGAGCCGATACGTGGTGTGTGGGACCTTCATAACGTACCAGATGAAGAGTGATGTGGCTTGCATCTTTGAAATCCCAAATACGCCCGATACCATCCCGTCAATCAGAACAGCTCTATTGAACGTAGCCGATGAACCAACAAAATTATGCGTCCATAGCTGTCTGTAATACTGTGCCTCTGCTGCCTTAATGGAGATGATCTGTACCTTGCTTTTCTCCGTTATCTCGTAATCTCTCGGCAACATACTACAGGCAATCGGTGCCAGCTTACTTTCGGAAGGTCTTTTGATTTTTCTTCCCTCTGCCAGTGCCGCCGCTTCTTCTCCTCTGTTCGAGGTAATGTAGCTGTTCAAATCTGCTCTCGTACCGGCTCTTGCAAATATCGGCTCTCCTACAGCCTCTCCGGTTCTTTTTTCCTGGTAGCAAACAACCAGCGCATTCGCATTCATGCACCGGTCAAACAACTCAACGTGTCCTGTTTCCGGGTCGAACAGCTTATACTCTGGTTCTTTCCAGGTCATTTTCCCCTGTGTGTCATAGAACTTCTCATAGCCGGAGAAGTAGGTCGGTGGATTGGCAATAACCAGCGTGTGTGGATCGTCAAGCACCTCGTCCAGATGATCCCACATATCCAACGGGCGATACGTCATGCCATACATTTCCTTCTTGATATTCTCCAGGCTCTGTCGGATATGCTCAATATGTTCCTCTCTTCTGTCTCTTAAATCTTTCAGCAGATTAAAGAAATACTCATTGCCGGCCGTCTTCGATGTTCTCAGATACATCTGAGCATACAAGGCAACCGCCGGGTCCAACAGTTCCTCATCGGAAAATCCCTGGGCGTGTATCTCCAGTTCATCAAGTGGCTTGCCCGTAATGGCATACCCCATAACCGAACTCATCATAGACACATCGCTCGTCTCAATCTGCTCCGGCTTATACCCGTTCTGGATTGCCAAGTTGCTCATGGCGAATGTTCCGGCACATGGCTCCACAAACCTCGTATACCCGTTCTTCGCAGCATTCTTTATCAGATTTACCAAGTATCTCTGCTCCACCGTACCCAAGCACCCCAAAAACATCTCTCCTGGGTCTCTGAAAAATGCCATTGCTTATCAACTCTCCCTTCTCTCGTTTGCATTAAAAAAGGCACCGTACCCTTTCGGATGCGATGCCGTTGTTTTTGGACCGGAGCCCTGCGATGAACAGGGCCTCAACTATGGAATAGTCGTGTGCTGCCTACACCAGCTCCGGATATTATATTAAAGCGCCCATACCAAACAGACTCATTTGCTGGTAGCCATCATCTGGCTTCGTCTGCACTTCGGGCTTCTTACTTGTCGTTGCTACCTTCTTTCCCTTCGGGGGATTCGGGTCTGGAAGTTCTTCGATAATCTCTCCAGTGTTCTCCACCCACCACTCAGCAAAAACAGTTCTGTGACACCAATCTTCCGGGATTCTCACATCCTCGTAGCACAGGAGGACCAAATCCTTTCCCTGGGCCGCTGCGTCACGTTCCATCTTCATAACCATGTTGATGATTCTGTCCTTGCCTATGCCGTTCAGCTTCTCGTAATAGGCTTTCTTGAAATCTTCCAGGTTCATTCTCAGCATATACCCTTTCGGTGCCAGTGAGTAGCACTGGTTTTCCAGTCTGTACGCCAGTTTGAATTTCGGCGTCCCGATGCTGATTCCTACACAGTAATATTTGCCATCTGCAAGCTCTTTGTTGCTATATCTGCTCGTATAAATTCCCATTGTCCGTCTGCTCCTTTTCCCTTGAAAAACCGTTGTTTTCCATACTTTAATTATACCAGATTACCTACCTAAGTACAGGGAATACAGGCTGTTTACCGTTTTTTAAGAATCCCTTCCTCCGGCTTTGCGGTCCGAAGACCGCCCAGCCATCAGAGAAGGAAAAGTCGATTCACAGTGCTCCATTTTTATGGTGTGACATATGGGCTTTTGGCACTTACTACGTTACCACAGGTATTTTACCCTCGTCAATTCCATATTTTCTACTGTTTTTGAACCCAGTTTTCTCACACACCCAACAGGTACACCGCTATGATTTTGCAGGCGTTACCGATGTCCTTATAGACAGTCTTCTCACTCACGCATTCCTCACTCGCAATCTGAGCAACCGTCTTTTCTTCCTCCGCTATGTAGTATTCGTACACTTCCCTGTAACACCGCATAGCTTCTGGCTTTTTCGATGTTTCGCACTCCTCCCGGTACGTCTCAATCGCACGCTCTATCCGGTTGATGTAATACATATTCTCCGCCCTGCGTTTTTCTTCTTTCTCTACTACGCTTTCCTGGCTATTGATATGTGCCGAACCCATCAAATCTCTTAGGAACGCCCACCGTTTTTCTACTTTCTCGCTTTCCGTAAATTCTTCCTTTTCCGGGATTTCCCTTTTCAGTCTACGGTAGTCTGATAACAATTTCTTGGTTCTTTTTACCTTATCAGCGTTACTCTGCTCACGTTTTTCGGTCTTTTTTCGCTCTTCTCTGCACATTTTGACCGCTTCTCTCGCAGATATTTCCGCTATCTGTGTCAGCTCTCTCCCTGTTACCTGGTAGATTCTGTTTCCCTCCAGACTCTCCGTTTCCACAGGTGCGATTGCTAACAGTTCCTGCTCACTCTGCCTTTCCATATACCGCCATACCTCCTTGACTTTTCTTGCTCTGCTCCATATAATGAATCTATCTACGAACATTTGAGGAGCTGCCATGGGGATATGGCGGCTTTTCTTTTTATCTCCGGTACTTCTTGCATGAAGCGAAGTGCGAAATATAACCTGCTCCATCTCCACGCTCGCCTACCAGAATTCTTCCTGCCACTACCTCTCCGTCCGGCGTGACGATTTTTTCTTTTCCGGTGCTGTCCTTCTTGTAATTATGTAGTGCCATGTCTACCGGCATATTCTTTCCGGACTTCATCCGCACCCACAGGATTCTTCTGCCACACTGACGGCACGTTCCTTCGCTTGCCCTGTTGATCACAGCCGCACCTTCTTTCCCATGCCTGCCGTTCCGTATCTTAAAGCCTCATTCAAAACCGCAACCATCTCCGTAATGCTGACTGCTATTGCCTGGTTCCGGTTTCTGTCATTGATACTTACCATGCCGGTCTGCAAACTGGCCTTGATTCCGACATCCGTTACTTTCTGATACAGGATTCTCTTCTCTTTCTGAAATGCTCCGGTTCCTTTGAACTTCGTGTATGTGCCCTTCGTCTCAGCGTACACTCCATCCATCGGTCCTTCCTTCTGGTCTGTAACATGCCCTATGGTAAAATCGCTCATATCCTTCCTCCTTTACTCCGGCAATGATGTTCCGGTTACCTGCTTTGCTCCTATGCTGCTTAATTTCTTCAACACTTCCGGGATATTCATTCTTTCAATCGTGTCTTTCGCAAGGTTTTCTTTCAAATTCTGTTCCAGTGATTTTATCAGAGATTCCTCTACCTCTCTCTTAGCATTCGCAATCAGCTTTTCAACCTTCTTTCCAAGTTCCTCTTCCAGATACTGACTCGTGAGCAGACCGGCGGCGGATAATTTCCTGTCACTGGAATAACTTGCAATGCGACCGTCCCTGTCATATCTCTTTTCCGTAAGGAACAGCTCAAATCTCTCTCCCACGTATTCAGACAGAGGCTTGTACGTTACTTCATCGCTCCAGGTGCTTTTCTTTTCCGGGATAACAATCTTTCCAATCTTCTCCTCGCACACATTCGCAATGAACTGGTCTACGGTTGCCTGTATCGTTTCTTCCGCCTCCAGAATCTTCTCTGCAATTTTATTATCCACTGCCTTTACAGCTTCATTCGTTGCCTTTTCCAGAAGGGCGTTTTCCACGCCCTCCACAATCCGTTCTCTCAACTCATCATCGATGGAATATGCCTCTTCATCCATCCAGTCAAGTTCTACTTCGATATTAAATTTTGCCATTCGACTTTTCCTCCTGTTTCTGCTTTTCTGCTTCTGCCGTCATTCTCTGGAAAATACAAAAGCCCTTGCACCTGTCCGGCGGCACTCCGCATGATTTACACGATATGAACAATGACCCATCTTCTTTTCTCGGCCTTTTATCCATTTATTATCCCTTCATTTCCTCTTCAACCTCTGCTCCGCACCGGCAACAGATATTCTGAATCGGCTCGCCCAGTTCTCCTCTGAAAATCTGGATGTTATCCATGGAGATCACCGCCGTGCACATCGGGTCATAATGCTCTGCCAGGAAATGCTTGATAGGTTCCGCCGCTACCTCGAACTCCTTCATCAGCTTTTCAGCTTTTTCCTTCTCTTCCTCTTCCGGATGCAGAAGTCTCTCATAATCCGTCCAGCGTTCATCAATGTATCTTCTCTCCAACAGTTTTCTCTTTCCATCTTCCTCGATAACAACCTGGGTTCCTTCCACCGCCAGGATTCTTACCGGCTCGTCCATGTACTTTTCTCTATCAAAAATCGGTACAGGAACCATGAAATCTAAGCGAAACGCACGTTCCATTTCCCATGGCATTACCTCACGCACCTTATCTGTTCTGATTGCCATTCTTCCTACCAAATCTCTTAAATTCATTTACTCTTCCTCCTCTGGTTCATCATATCCATACTCATCATCTTCGGTGTCGGTTTCGTCTTCCTCAGAGCCGCTTGTAATCTCTGTACCGCCCCCTGTGCCGTCTAAATCGGTTTCATCAGTAAATTGTGTATCTTCCAGGTTATCTCCCGTAGAATCGTCATATACGCTCTCGTCTGCATCCTCGTATTCTTCCACCGGACCAGGAATGGCATGTTCATCTGCTACCTCTCCCGGAAGTTCCGGATGTTCGATGTACTCCGGTCCGATATCCGGCTCGATTCCTGCCGGTCCCGGCTCCGTCACATCTCTGTAGTCTGCATCGAAAATGCTTCTCTGCGTAGTATCAGCAACCGGTCTCATCTCGTATTCCCCGGTCTCCTCATTCAAGAACAGCTCCATCTCAGTGTCCAGGTTACCTTTTTTCATATCTTCAACTTTCATCTGGCTCGTTACCTTGTGACTGAACTTCGGCTTCGCAATCTCTCTGCTTTCTCCAGGAATGTTCGGATTGTAGTTCGGCACGTACTCTCTCACGAGCGACACATCAAGTTTCAGCGTCAGCGTTCCCTCCTGGCATTCCTTTTCCTGCATATTACCGAGCAGTCGCTGTAAGACAAAATTCATATCTCTCTTCATGTCATTAAAGGTATCGCCATCAAAATTCAATTCCTTCACAAAATCACTCATTCTACTTACCCGCCTTTCCGAACTGGATATTATGTTCTTTCATGTACTCCTGCAAATCCTTCAACTGCTGGAGCGTGCCAATCGCATAGAAGGTTGCCTTATATTTCTTTTCCTCCGGAAGAGCTTCTTTTTCAGCCGGCTTTTCAGCCGGTTCCTCACTCTGCACATCCGCCGTCTTATCCGGAACCGGTGCGTTGTAGCCAGATTCCGAAGCTCTTTCCTCCTGGGCCTGCTGTTCTGCCAGTGCCTTTTCTCTCTCCGCACGTTCCGCAGCATTTTTTTCTGCCTCCTGGCGTCTACGTTCCTCCGCTTCTTTGGCTCTGGCTTCTGCTTCGGCTCTCCGGCGTTCCTCTTCCTCGGCTTTTCTCTTACGGTCTGCCTCCATCTGCTCTTCAAACTTAATCAGACGAGCGTTCTCAGCCATAGCCTGGGACATATCAAGCGTTCTCACGTATACGTCCTTCGCATTCAGCTTATACTTGCTATCCAGTGCGTCAATGGCCGCCAGGTCACTCTTTACTCTCTGAATCTTTTCCTGGATTTCGGTTGCTGCCTTACTTTCCTTGAAGCTCACATTCAGATACTGTGTCTCAAACACTCGCTCAAAAGGAAGTACCTCTGCCAATTCTCCGATTGTCTCAGCATATACATCCTGCAATCTGGCTTTCTTCTCCTCTTTTACGCCGTTCTCATATTCCTTTACCTGCCCGTCAATGATGCTGATCTGCTCCTTGATGAGTACCGTTACATCCTTCAAGTCATTCTCGAATACCTCATACGGCTCCATGCACTTTTTCTTGACAAGTTTTCTTCTGTCCTCGATCTCATTGAGCAATTTTCTAAGGGCGGCTCTGTCATTCTTCGCATCCGATACCGTATCTTCCGTATACACCAAGCCCTGGTATGCTTCCACGATACTTCTGACATTCGCCTCCAGCTCCGCTTTGTTCCAGTCAATCTTCTGCAAGAATCCGTCTTCCGTTGGATTCACGAGTCTTATTTCCATTTTTTCATCCACTGTGAATTTCCTCCTATTCTTCCTTCGACAAATTTATAATCGTCACTTCTACTCTCGGATTCTCCGAGTAGAACTTCCGGCACTGGCAGTCAACAATTTGCGTATCATCGTAATATGCCAGATTGTTGAGGCTGTCAGCGATAATCTTTACTACGTTATCCATATCCGGCTTCTTAGTCGGACGTATCTCTCCGGCCAGCATCGCCGCTCTTTTTTTCTTCGATGCCGACTTAGGAATCCGGTAATACGCCTTAATCCTCATATCCAGCATCGCCTCTTTCGGAAAGCTCTCTGTCCCGTAGGCTGTCTGCCATTCCAGCTTTACCAGATTTTCATAGGACACCGTATCTTTCGGGGTTATGGCGTGACCGGTCTTCGTATTGAATCTCGGTCTGCCCTTCCCTTTCGGTTCCCCGTATACCGTAAACTTTGCTTTTTCCATATCCGCCTCCTACTGACTTCCCAGGTTGCTTTCTTCAAGCATGGCCTGGATGCAGTACCAGCTACTCTTCTTTCCTTCTCTCGCAACCTTGATATGTCGGGTTGTATAACCGTTCATTACCAGGATTCCTGCAATAGTCCGCCTGTCCTCCGCACTGAAAATTCTCAGCGTGGCGTCCGGCTTAAACTGCTCATCCGCCGTCTGCATACCAAACAGCTTCGCCGGGTGGACTTCCAGGACCTCTGCAATCTTGATGAGAGAGGATGCCGGGATGTCTACTCTGCCTTTTTCATAATCCGCTACCGCCGACTGGCTCTTGCCGATTGCTTTTCCCAGTTCCTCCATCGTCATATCCTTTTCTGTCCTGCAACTCCGGATATTCGCTCCGATTTCTGCCATATCCATATGTCACTTCACCTCCATGTCACATCTTCCCCTGTAAGTTCCGCATGACCTGTTGGAACTTTGCCCTCGTTTCCTCAGACATTCCAGGTTCCGGTTCTGTTTTTTCTTCTGCCTGCTTCTTAGCTTCGAGCGCAGGCTGCTCTTTCTTTTCCAACTCCAGCGCATTGCCTCTCATGCTGGCAATCAGCAACCGGATTGATTCCGGCAGTTTTTTCTCTTCGCTGATTCTCTGCACTGTTGTCCTGTAATTCCGGATAAAATGAGACTGTTCTACCGTCTCAACCCTTTCAGAATCCATCAACGCCCACTCTTTCAGATTTGCCGCACTTCCTACGGCTCTCTGGCAAGCCTCCGGTAGTTTCTCAAATTCTTCCACTGAATGATACCCGGAATTTCTGACCGCCTTTCTTACCAAAGACCATGCCTCCAACTCACTCATGCTGCTATCCACGCTCTCAACAATCTGCGTTGCCTTTTCTCTGATGTCTGCTATCGTTGGTGGAAACTTCTCTGTCAGCATATACTTCTGGATTGCTACGTTGGCCTGCTGATACGGAATATCTTTCAGCAACTCAAACCATACATTGAAGGCATCCTGGTCTGGAATGAATGTCGGCTGTGCGTATACAGCTTTCATTCCCTTAACAAGCGTTTTGAACTCCTCTCTTGTCATTACCAGTTATCTACCTCACTCACTCTGTTCTGAATCCTGTCCCCGGCTGGTCTCTGCGGAATCTGCGTCATTTTATCCCAGATAATGCCTTTCCAGTTATTTGACATACACTCCTCAATCAAATCACACACCCGGCCTTCTCCAAATTCTGCTACTTTCTTTTCTACCTGCCGGAGAAGGGATTTCATTCCCTGCTCTTTGTAACCTTCCTTGCGTTCAATCTTGTATGTACACCATTCACACATCTTTTCTCTGATTTCGCCGCCAAGTGCATAATCTGGAACCAGACGCTCATAGAGCTGCATCGTGTCTTCCTTCTTTGCGGTTGCCTTTTTCGACTTCGGTGGTTTTTCTACTGGCGGTTTCTCCTGCTCCGGTTCCTGCATCTCTGGAATCAATGCCTCCGGCGTCTGGGAGCCGCTCAGTTTCTTCTCATCCTGGATGCGGCGATAATACTTCCTCTGCCGGTCCGCCTCTGTAGAACTCTGTCCGATGAAATTCTGAATGTCCATCATATAGATTGCACCGTTATCCAGTACCTCTACCAACTTCAACTGCTCAAAAATCTTCATCGCACGTTCTACCGTCCCTACCTGGTGCCTCGTAATCGTTGAGATCATCTCCAGACTGTACGGGATGTAGTCCTTGTACATCAACCGCCCTTCATTTTTCAGGCTCCGCAGATACATCTTCATGAGTATGTCGCTGTACAAGTACCCGTCCTTCATTCCCTGGAGAAGCAGCATTTCATCAGAATCAAAGAAATCCTCTTTCAGTTTCAAATAGTAATATTTCTTATTGTCTGCCATCTACTCACCGCCTAAATTCCGGCTACCAGGTTCGTAATTGAAATCGGTCTCTTCAAAACCTTTGTATGCCTACAACAATCGCACATCTCGCATCTGTCCGGTTCAGCCTCCCCATTCTTCACTCTGAGGATTCTCGGCATATTCGTTTCTACCATGTGTTTCGCTTCATCGAGATAGTTCTGCGTCACTTGAATCACTTCGATGTTTGGCTCCTCTTCCTTCGTTCCGGCCGCAATGTAGAATGGCAGTCTCTCTCCAGTATTCTGGTACACAATTTCCTGGTATATTGCACCCTGGATATCGTAGCCCCAGTACCGCACAAAATCTAGATAACCGATGTCTTTTACCCACTCCAGCTTAGTGATCGATGCCATAACCTTAAGATCCGTAATGGCGATTCCTCTCACGAAGCTGTCAATTTTGATTTTCCATTCTGCCCCGAACAGCTCTCCAGTCATAATGACCTGTTTTTCTCCGCTCATATACTGCATGAACAGTGGGTCTCTCTCCATTCTGGCGATGATTCTCTCTGCTTGCTTATAATTTGCTTTCAACTCGCCTTTCTGAGTGAAGATTTCTGGATTCTCTTTCTTGAACTCTTCGAGCGTTCCTTCAAAGTAGGAATCCACGTAGGAACCCACCAGAAGCGGTGTGGTCTTTTTCTGCTCCCACCGTTCTTCCAGCTTCTCAACCGCCGAAAATTCACACGCCATCTTTCCGTATGTTCCTGCGAAATCCTTATACTGGGACACGCTCATGTACTCTTTGTTCGCTTCTTTGCTATAATAATTCTCTGCCGTCAAAACCATATGCCACTGCCTCCTACGCCTCTTCCAAAATCATTCCGTCAATAACCGGTTCTGCCTGCTTCTGGGCTTTTATCGCCGCAAATGCGTCTACCGGCTTATCATTCTCCGGCAGCAATGCCTGTCCTGTTGTTGCTCCTGGAAGGGACTGCTGATTGAATACCACGTCTCCACCGTCTTCGTAAGCTTTCTGCTGCTCTATATTGTCAAAGTCCAAATCAATCAACTTGCACAATCTTCTCAGTACCGTTTTCTTGTACATCTCACCAGTGCTGCTTTTCCATGCCTGGCTGTCTTTCGCTTTAGAGTATGTGTTTCTGACATTTTCGATGTCTTCCGAACTCATCGTGTCATACATCATCGAACCATCTTCAAAAACCACAATAGCGAATGCTCCAATCATCTGTTCATTGGAAAATGGCTTCGGTCTGTACTGCACATTCTGTTTGCCTCCGTCTACCTCTTCCATGAAGAAATCGCCCTGCCGTACTACTTTTGCAAAAATATCTTTAATCTTATTTTTACTGTACCGCTTACACAGCTTGATTTCGCCCTTGTAGTCAGTCTGAAAACTAAGGTTGCCACCATACGGGATGGCGTAGCACTCGCCGTTGAAAAAATCCAGTCCCAGGTATGCCGCTTTTGCCAGGCAAACCGGGATAGTTTCCGGGTTGATCTTCTCCAACTGTGCTTTCTTCTTATCGTCTTTCATCATATCCTGGATTACCGTAATGCAATTCAGAATGAATCTCTGCTGATTAAAGCCAGCCGGTAACGCTTCTTTGTTTTCGGTCAGCTTCTTCGTCAGTCCGGTTTTTATCGTGCCGTACCACTGTTCTACGGTCATCTGTCCCATATCCTACCTCCTATGCTTCTTCCAGGCTCTCGCCTAGTAATTCAAATATTTCATCAATCGTCATGCCTTTTAGGCACTCCTCGCACACATAACTTCCACAGCTCTCATAGAATCTGTCGCCCGGATAAATTCCTTCCAGGCATTCCGAACAGATATGAACCTCTTTCGGTTCCGGAGCATTCGGACATCTCGGATGGCAAGGATTCTGTCCGCATATCTCACACATCATCTTCTTCCTCATCCGGCATCTCCAGAACGTTGCTCGCGCTCTGTATCATTTCTGGAATCCACAGTCTTGCAAGTATCGCCGCCGGAAGAATCAAATACTCTCCTCCAAAAGCTACCCTGCCTCTCTGCTCGCAAGCCATCACAATACAGAAGCACTGGAAAATTCCCATGATGCTTATGTATTCTATCCAGCCCAGAACTTCTGCCATATCCACTGCATAGATTCTGCTCAGCTTCTTCCACAGAACCCTGTGCATCCTACGTTTCACAACTCTGTTTCTCATGCTGTCTGCCTCCGTTCAGTGAAAATTCCGATGTTGATTCCTTTGCTGGACTCAAATCTTTCTATCAGTTCCTCTTTACTTTCGATTCCGTAATCTCTTTTCAGAATTTCAAGCATTTTCTGTACATCCATACTCACACCTTCTTCAAAAACTTTTCGCCTACGATTTTCAGTTCGCTGATGGACTCCGCAACTTCATCTAAAAAAGCCAGGATCTTTTTCAGCTCCGGCTTCTCCGTTTCGTCGATGATTCCATCTTCCGTAATGTCTACAAGTTCTTTTTTGATGCGGTTCAGCTCATCGCAATCCAGCCTCTTCATCAGCCGAAGAGCTATTCCTTCCAGGCCTTTCGCTTCTGTTGCAACCGGAAGATAGCTGCATATCGGGCATTCATACTTGCAATAGCCGGTTTTCAGCTCCGGTGCATTATAGAGGTCCGCCATGAGAACCACCTTGTCTACCGGAACTACCTTCGTATTCCCAAGCTCATAGTCTGCGAGTGTCGAAACAGATATACCAAGCAGCTCAGCCGCACCTTCTCTGGAGTATAGCCTTTCGTTGTACATTGCCGCCTTTTTTCTGGCAACAAAATATACATTTTCATTGCTTTTCGTAGGGCCTCTTCCCATTTCTTCACACCATCTTTCCTGTTACAATTTAACTGTCCTTAGAGGAATCCTGTTTCCCTTGATATTCCTGGATTCCGAGTGCACCGCTTATCACTTTCATAACCGGTGGCGAATAGCATCTGCCACAGATAATTGCATTCAGATATTGTGTAGAGTAACCAGTCTTCTCAGCCAGCTCCCCTGTGTTCATATCCAGGTCAATCATGGCTTTTCTTGCATCCATACACCAATCTCTGGTTGCTTCTTTCATGGACACTGATGCCTTTTCGATGTTGAGAAGGTCACTGATTGCACTTGCAATCGAATCCGAGTAAATCCGGCCATTCACAACTCCGGATACCCTGGTTCTTGACTTGCCGATTCTCTCAGCCAAATCGTTGATAGACCAGCCACGTTCAATCAGCCCCTTCTTAACTTCCTTGCCCCAGTCAGTGATATTGCCCTGCATTATGTTTTTCCTCCTTTCTGATGGATTTTTGCATATGTAGTTTACTTTCTCGAAGTAAAATGATACAATTTAACGGTACAAACGTACACTACATACGCAATCACAAACTACTTATGTGATTTAGCACTTCCCATTTGCGAATCATTTGTAGCTTGTGATTGTATTGTAGCTCGAAAACTCGAATTTGTAAAGAGTTTTTCTTCGATTTCTCGAATTATTTTACGGAGGTGCTACATGGAAGCAATCGACAGAATCGAAACAGTTCTCGAACAGAGGGAGCAAACGCCTTATGCACTGTGCAAATTTCTTGGCATTAACCAGTCTTCCTACTCTACCTGGAAGGCTAGGAACACTCTGCCGCCAGCTAAATACATTGCAGACATCGCCCGGTTTCTGCATGTCTCTACCGACTACATTCTGACCGGAAAAGAATCTGCTTACACTGACGCACAGGCTGAGACCTACACCGATGATGAAAAAGAGCTGCTGAGTATTTACAAGGCTCTGCCAACAGAAAAGCGTTATGAATTTAAAGGGGAAATGAAAGGCTACCTCAAAGCTCTTGAGGAAAGCAAGAAATACCTTGACGGTGAAAAAAGATTATCCGTTTAGATTGGTATCGTCGTTTCAGATGATACCGGACAGGAGGGCTTATGGATTCAAAGAAATACTTTTTTCTGGCCCGGACCGAAGAACAACTGAATTGCGATGCTGCGGCTCTACTGCTCTATCTCTCTTCCTTCTGTTCTTCTCTGGAAGAAGGGCCTGCATTGCTGTCTGTCGGAACCATCAACAAAATAGCGCACCTACGGAAGAAGCTCTCGCTTTCTGTTCGTGAGTTTCTGCCGTTGATCCATACCTATTCTGACACTCTGACAGACATTGACTGCCGCCGGGCGTTGGTTTTCGCTCTTGACGGCAACATCCATGGCATAACCTCTCTCTGCGAAGGGAGGGTTCCTACATGGAGCAATTAACATCCAATAACAAATTTACTTTTCATGGGGAAGACACCGGGTTGTCGGTAGTAGATTTCTGGTCCTGGGCTTACAGTGATCTGCTCAACAATACAGACCGGGGCGTACTTGCAGAATACATAGTATACAGTGCGTTATTACCCCCCCCCGATTCGAAAATGCGAACTGATTGGCTCCCCTTTGATTTGACCAGTCCTGCCGGACAGCGAATCGAGGTTAAATCTGCTTCTTATCTCCAATCCTGGGATGAAGCATACCACGAGCATATACAGTTCAGCATAGCCCCTCACAGAGCCTGGGACCCGAAAGCCGGATATTCTCCGGACGTCAAGCGTCATTCTGACCTCTACGTTTTTTGCCTTTACAAAGCACTGACAAAAGACGTCTCGCCGCTTGCCCTGGAATACTGGGAGTTCTACGTGCTACCCACCTACGTGCTCAACGAGCAAAAGCCCAACCAGAAAAATATTTCTCTTAATTCGCTGAAAGCTCTAAAACCTTACATAACGGATTTTGCCGGATTAAGGGATGTAATATTGAATTGCCCGACTAAAAGGGCGTAGAAATGAACATGCGCCGTTCTGTAATGGGACGGCGTATTTTTGGAGGAAAAATATGATTTCAAACAGTGCTGCCACTCACGCAAAAGTGGCTATCTACATACGAGTCTCTACACTGCATCAGATCGACAGGGACTCTCTGCCTATGCAGCGTCAAGATTTGATTGCCTACGCCAAGCTGATACTGAACACTGACGATGTGACAATCTTCGAGGATGCCGGGTACTCTGGCAAAAATACCATCCGGCCAGAATTTCAGAAAATGATGTCTCAGCTTCGGACCGGCACGTACACGCATCTGCTGGTCTGGAAGATTGACCGCATCTCCAGAAACCTTCTGGACTTTGCAGAGATGTACCAGGAGCTTAAAAACCTGGGCGTTACCTTTGTCTCGAAAAACGAGCAATTCGACACCAGTACGGCTATGGGAGAAGCGATGCTCAAAATTATCCTTGTCTTTGCGGAGTTGGAGCGTAACATGACCTCGGAACGTGTCACTGCCACTATGATTTCCAGAGCCAGCAACGGGCAGTGGAACGGCGGACGTATTCCTTACGGCTACGATTATGACCCGGAGGAACAGGCTTTCAGCTTCAACTCCGACGAGTACAACATCGCCCATCTGATTCATGACAAATACGAAGAACTCCGCTCCCTGGTTTACCTGGCCCGGTATCTGAACGAACATGGCTACCGGACTCGTGCCGGTAATGACTGGTCTCCTGTCTCTCTGGATATTATTCTTCGCAGCGTATTCTACTGCGGCGATTACCAGTACAACCGCCTTAAGGAAGGGGACCGGCAACGTCCTAAGGATAAATCCGAATGGATTACCGTAAAAGACCACCACCTGGCCATCGTAAGCCGGGAACAGAAAGAACGTATCCTCGCACTCCTGGAATCCAACCGCAGGCTCAAATCATTCCGCAAGAGTGGCAAAAGCAAATACACCCACATTTTCTCCGGCCTGCTTATCTGTGGAAATTGCGGTCAGCCTATGACCAGTTCCATTTCCACCGTAAAGAAAACTACCGGCAGACGCTATTCTCTCTACTTCTGCCCTACGCACAGGAAAAGCAAGCTGTGGTGTACCGGAAAATCTACCTCGGACCCAATCGTTGGCGAGTTTGTCTTCAACTACATTCTCAATATGCTCAACGCTCAAAAGGCATTCTCTCCGGAAACGAGCATACAGGAACTGGAACAGCAGCTACTCTCCGGCGATACCTTCTCCCCGGTGGTCGCCATTGCCCCGGACGGATTGCAGGATCTGTTTCATACGCTCCGCACCGGCACCGTCAAGGGAGAGGTCTTCGGAAAAGACGTCAAAATCAAAACCGACTCTGAGCCTCCGTTGCAACTATCAAAGCTCAAAAAGGAAAAGGTCCGTCTGGAAAGAGCTATTGACCGTCTGAACAAACTTTTCCTCTATTCCGAAAAAGCCATGTCTGAATCCGAATACCTTACTCAGAAGATTCAGCTTTCGGACGCTCTGGAAGAAGTCGAGGACAAGCTGGCATTCCTGGCATCAGAAGACAGCCTGCAACAGTCTATCACTGACGATGAATTTATCGCCAAGGCAAGCAACTTCATTCTCTCCCAGAAGCTCACTGACCGAAACTACGTCAGCTTTCAATCACTGAGTGCTACCGTTTCTCCGGAGGTCCTTGATTCTTTTCTCAGCAGCATCATAGACAACATCGTTTTCAAGGACGGAGCTATTCACTCTATCACATTCCGCAATGGATTATCTCACACGTTCATTTACAAAGAAAAGCCAGAGGTTTAATCGCCCCTGGCTTTCTTCATATCTCCGTATTCTGTTGTATCGCTATTTTGTAGTGAATCACTCTACAAAATCATCATTGCATCCCCGATTGCTACAGTAACGTATCTAAATCGTACTTTTGTAATCGGAAACTGTATCTATAATACCCCAAATTATGCGTCCAGTCAATCATACATCCGAAAGTTTCTCCACTCCACGCCTCCGCAGTCATTCATCTGGTGTTTCATGTAGGCTCTCTCCCTGCTTCCGGATCAACCTGGCAACTTGATACACTGGACGCTCAAAACTTTTTCTTACTTTCTGACTCGAAGTGCATTCCGTCATCTCTCCATAGTATCTCTGAGAATCTGCTTTAATCTCAGACGGGCTTCTTCTCATATCTGTACGTCTCTTCAAATTAATCTCCTTCTTCTTACTCTTCTGTAGCTTCTTTCAGCATTTCAAGCCATGCTTGTCCGTCATCCGCAATTCTTATTGCCTTTCTCCTGACATTATGCAAATAAATCATCTGCCTGCATGTGGGGCATTCATGCCATTCGTCAAAAGGTAACTTCGTTGTCATGCAAACTGTTCCGCATTTATTACACCCGAAGAAATACACTGATGCTTCAAAGTGCTTCGTTGTGTTTCTCAGCTGTTTTTCAAAATCAGCCAGCTCATTCAGCTGTTCTTCTCTTTTATCTCTCGCAGCTTCCTGTCTTCTGTACGCACCACCCACTCCATAGAAGCTCATAGTGTCACGCATCTTTTCTTCGTACTTGTCACGTTCTTTGAGTAGCGTTGCTCTTCTCTGGTCAATGACCTTTTGTATTCTGTCTTTCAGATCCATCTTCTTCCCCTCCCCTGCAAAATCTTTCTGAAAACATTCGTCTTCTTGCACTTCTGTTTTTTCTTCTCCTGCCACCGCTTCAGATATTCTAACTGTTCCCGGTCGTTCTTTTCTTGCTCAGTCATCTTGCATTGCCTCCTCTGGCGGCTCTATCATTGGCATCCAGTAAAGAACTTTTTCATAGCCCAGTTCTTCCATCGTATCAAACTCAGAATCTACAAAGCCAAGCGTTACCGGATCATATATATCTTTCCAAAAGCCAAATCCATATTCTTCTTCGTACTGGCAAAACATCGGTGGATCTTCCAGGTGGTTCTCCGCCAAACACATGAAGTATCTTCTGTCAATATCTTCCGGAAGTTTTTCGTCTACAGAAATCCACTGTTTTTCGCTCTTTCCTTCTGCATCGTCTATCTTGCGCATCTTCTTGATGTACTCTCTGATCTGGAAGATTGCAGATAGTACTCCATCGTAAAACGGGTCTGCTGTTGCTCCGCTCTCTGCCACTGTTGCTTTTGCCTCATCCTCTGACTGATTTAACCAATTTATCAAGTCATCAACGTCTAACTTATTACTCATCTTATTCGACCTCTCTTTCGCGTTTCATTGGGAGTGGCAACCAAGCAACCACTTCATATCCGGCAAGATTGCCAACTCCGTCCATATACTTCGGGTGCTGAAGATATCCGCACCCACGCTTGTACCAATACTTCCCAGGGCGCTCCGTATCCGATAAGTCGGTCAACCTTGCCACTTCGTACTCTACATCTTCTGGATATTGTCCCTGCAAGAGAACTGCTACGGGCACTCCGCACTTCGGCAGCTTCTCTCTTACGGAAATCCACTGATTTTCTCTTACATTTTCCCCTGGCATTAAACCTCCTTTTACACAATCTATTGCATTTGCAATTCCATTTGCATAGCCTTTTGCAGAATCAAATTGCATTGGATTCTCTTTTATACATCTGGCTTTTTCATCGTCTGCCAATTTTAATTCTTCTTCAAGTAGCGCAACAACTTTCTCCACATCAAACGCTGTCGGCTGTTCTTCTATTTCCATAAGCGTGGATACCGCAATATCTGCCACTGAAACCATTTCATCTTCGTCTGGTGCTTTCGGTTTTAACCATTTCTCGCATTTTCTCATAAGCAAATCCGCATCAATTAGTCTCATTTATTTCACAGCCTTTCATTCCATTTTTCTATTGCTTTTTTCTGTGCTATTTCCTTCTGTCCGTTCCATTCCTTCACTGACACATGAGGTCCGAGACTTCCACACTTAGAGCAACAAACTCTATATCCGTTGTTACCCATCTTGCGGATTCCTACTCTCCTATCTCCGCAACCACAGAACGGGCATTGTTTAATTTCCTTCATCAGATTTCTCCTCTCCAAACTTACTATTGAGACTATCCATGATCGACTGCAATCTTTTGGATCCGATCCCTGGTGTCTCGCTGATTGCTTTCTGAACTTCCGTGATATCAATCCCAGGAACTGACTTTCTGCCCTCTTCATATGCTGTCATATAAAGATTCTTGCAGAACGATTCAAATTGCTGCCGATCCATTTTCTTGACTCTCTTGTAATCTTCTCTCCGGAGCAGATATCCTGCCCCGGTTGTCATGTTTTTTGCTTTGTTCATGCTCCTTCTCCTCTACTTTGCCAGCTTCTTCATAGTCTTAAAGAACTTCTTCATGCTCTTCATAAATTTCTTCATACTGCTTCACCTCCTTTATGCAAATGGAATCCTGGCGTCAAACCAGCCGCCGTGTTTCTCAATCACTTGCTCAATCACTTCAACCGGCACATACGGGTACACTGCCTTTGTCGGTTCTGTCGGATCTTCAATATACGGCATCAACAACTCTTCTTTCTGGCTTGGATATCCGACTTCGCAAGTTGCATATTCTCCGCTTTCCAAATTCACCCGTGGCTCACAATACAATCCATCTCCAGCCTGGACACTCATTTCAAAACCGTCTTTGCAGAAGATATGAGGTCTCGGAGCCTGTGCAATCCCGCACACCAGCTTGTATGTCTCATGTAAAAAAGCCTGCACGCTATCCCGTTTCTTGAATTTCTCAACATCTACACACATGTGAGGAAAACAGTTTCCGCAATACTCCCAGATCTCTTTTCCTCTTACGGCGAATGTTGCATATGTGTCGCAGTTCTTCATTGTCTTCGGGTTGATTGCATGACTGTGTGGCTCTCCTACCTGGAAGTAATCCCTTGTCATTGTCCGTGGTGGCAGGATATCCAGGAAGTAATCTGCTACTCCCTGGTCTACCATATCTCCCGGCTTACAATATTCATCCCAACTGTTGCAGCCGCTCTTGTGCCATCCTTCGATTGTCTTTAGCTCTTCTCTTGCCATTACTCATTCTCCTTTTCAAATTCTTCCATCGTTGGTCTTTTTCCATCCAGGTCATCCCAGGTATACGGCTTATGATTTTC